CCCGACAGGCCAGGGAAGGGAGGAGTAAGAGACTCCTATTCTGGTATGCCAGCCTAAGGCAGCTGTACGAGCTGACGCAAGCGGAAGATTGGTTCGCAACCGATCTTCAACTTCACCAGCTATACAGTTGGAGGTACGATAGAGGCCTCTCATCCAAGCATTGTTTGAGAAGCTTACCAACCCTTCAATTGCCTTAGACTTCGTGGAAGAATCGTCTGGAAGATGTTTGAGGTACAAAGGAGTATAATCAACTCCTTTGTAACAACGAACACCGCAGCTTTCCTTAAAATATCCGTTAAGGAAGCTCTTGTTAATGTTGACTTTTAAACCAGCATTAACAAGCCAGGCAACAACCGCGTGCGTGTATCGCGTATCAACGATGATATCATCGCCATATACGCGGACACACCTAGAAGCACGCCTCACTGACCAATACGTAGGGTACTTACCCTGCGTATCCAGTACTGCCGTTATTGCAAGAACTGCAAAAACGACGGACTGAACTGGAAAAGTGGTGGCGTTTCCCATACCGGCATACTTTGCTATTTCTCGTGTGACATCGTCACACGAGACATAGCGGGATCTACAATTCTCAAGTCTCCTAAGAAAATCAGGACGATTAGAGAACACCTGACGAACTAACCGCAAGGAAAGTAAGTCGGATGCAGACTTTAAGTCTATTGTAGCCCAGTTGTCGTAAAGGGAACCTTCCAGAGCAAGTTTTTGATTCTTGCTCTGGTCGGACACGTCGAGGCAATTACGAAGTATGCTGCACTGTGAGATAGAATCCCACAGCTCAGCCTTGAGACCTTGCTGAATAAATTGATTCAGTGTAGGCTCAATCGTAATAGTCCGTCGCGAAGTAGAATTCTTCGCGACGGTAATCAACCTCGACGTACTTCTAGAAGCTACTGTTTCAGAGTTGAGTTGTAGCTCATTCCGTATGCGATCAATCTGATCATCGTCACCTGATAAGGGTGAACGATGATTCAATGCAAATTGATCGTATATTGGGAATGTCTCATCAAAGGCACCCGTGAGGATACCCTGATAAGTCCGAATCCACTTCTGGTTCGGGCTTAGCTTCTCTGAAACAGCACCAGGCCCATGATTACAAGCTTTAAACTGGCGAGTAAGAGGAAGTCTGAAGTCGATTGGCACGAGTAATTCGTGTAGGTCGGCTTCAGTCACCTCAGACTCATCAGCTTCCAAAGTCGTGAGACTCGGAAGTATAAAGCGAGTGACCAGGCCTAAATAATGAGTATCTCGGTCAGACAAAACGTTCTGACCTATCAACTCATCGTTTAGGAAAAAGTCAGACACGGCCTCCTTATGGAGCTTATCACTCCGTCTAGAGTCCATCTGAACTTTTTTAAAGAGCATAGTCAACTGAAAGATGCTAGTAAGGCATCCTTCGTCGATTGTCTCTTTAACGAGGCCTGTAGCGGTATCGAACACATTCGATGTCAAACCTGAGAATAATCTCGGGAGAGACGACCCCTTAAGTTTGCGAAAACCTAAGGGACAGCGAAACTGACCTTCTGACAGCCCTTTTTCAATGGCCGTACAGAAGGCAGGAAGGGTAACAGTTAAGAAACTGATACCTTCGTGTTCATACCTAAACTCGAGAGTGCGGATATCACGCTCGAGGCCTTTCGCGTGCGGGTCGAGCCTGCCGATATCATTTAGCAGGCTCACTAGGAGTACGATTGGACTTTTCATCTGTTCCTCCTTGAGGTAACGGATTCCAAGTACCAGTCGCCGATCGACCTATCGAAATTGATGGGTCAGCCACTGTACCATTAACGGTACCTTGGACCCCAGTGGTAGAACATCCAGCGAGTAGCACCACAACCGTGATAGCTACAACGATGAATGTTAAACCCTGGGACCAAACGACAAATCGATACCAG